CTGATTTGGCCGCCGTTCAGTTGAGTGGCGATGCAGATCAGCCCATCAAGATGGTCGTCGAGTGGCAGAGCAAAGGATCGTAATCCCATACTCGCCTCGGGATCAGTTCAAGCCCTACCACGATCGAACGGAGCGTTTCGCCAAGATCGTGGCGCATCGCCGGTTTGGCAAGACGGTCGGCTGCATCAACGAACTGATCAAATGGGCACTTACGACAACGGCGGCAGGGCGAGAACAGGCGCCCCCGCGGTTCAGCTACATTGCCCCGAGTTACGCCCAAGCCAAGGACGTGGCTTGGAACTATCTGAAATATTACTCGGCTCCGATACCTGGCATTGAAGCCCGCGAATCTGATCTGACAGTCATCTATCCAAATCGCTCGATTGTGAAGCTCTACGGCGCTGACAATTACGAGCGCATGCGCGGCCTCTACAATGATGGGGTGACGGTCGATGAGCCGGCGCAGATCGATCCTCGTGCTTGGCCTGAAGTCATTCTGCCGACCTTAGCCGATCGTAAGGGATGGGCGACATTCATTGGCACGCCGCAGGGTCATGATTGGTTTTACAAGATCGATCGCGACGATGACGGCAATGAGTTGCCCGGCTGGTTTAGGCTTATCCTGCGAGCCTCTGAAACTGGCATCCTGTCGGCGGAAGAACTTGCGATTCATCGGTCACAGCAGACGCAAGACCAATATGAGCGCGAATATGAATGCTCATTTGAGGCTGCGATCGAGGGCGCTTACTATGCCGAAATGCTCGCAGAAGCGAGAAAGTCGGGACGAATTGGCAAGGTCGCAGCCGATCCACTTCTGCCGCTTCGCGCATTTCACGATATAGGCGGCTCTGGCGGCCATTCGGACGCCTATTCGATCTGGATCGTGCAATGGGTGGAACAGCACATCAAGGTGCTGGACTACTACGAAAGCCGCGGCCAAGTCTTGGCGCACCACGTCAATTGGATGCGTTCCGAGGGCTATGGAGCGGCGATAAATTATCTGCCTCATGATGGCGTCCAGCCCGATAAAATTGTCGGCAAGCGCTATGAAGATCATTGGCGCGATGCCGGTTTCAATGTCGAGCCTTCCGTCAAGAACCAGGGCAAAGGCGCCGCGACGATGCGCGTAGAAGCGCTGCGCAGGCTGGGGTCTCGCATCTGGTGGAACGAAGAAACGACCGAGCATGGCCGTGAAGCGCTAGTACACTATCATGAGAAGATCGATGAAAAGCGCAACATCGGACTTGGCCCGGAACACGACTGGACCAGCCACGCAGCGGACAGCATCGGCATGATGGCAGTGTGCTACGTCGAGCCGAGCAACAGCGCGAATTTCAATCGCAAGCTTGAATATTCACAGATGGGATATGCCTAAGCTCACGTCCACTGAAATCAAAGCTATGCTGGCAAGCCAAAAGGCAGACGCCTTGGCTTCCATGTCGGCTGCTCAGTTGGCGCAAGAGCGATCGCGCGCCATGGATTATTATTTAGGCCGCATGGACAACGACATGCCGGCGCAGGATGGCCGGTCGAAGGCCGTCTCGACCGACGTTGCGGATTCCATCGAAGGGCTGATGCCGAGCCTGATGGATATTTTTGCCGGCTCTGACGAGGTTGTCCGCTTTGAGCCTGTCGGCCCGGAAGACGAAGCCGCGGCGCAGCAGGAAACCGACTATGTGAACCATGTGTTCATGCAGCAAAATCCCGGCTTCATGGTGCTGTATGATTTCATCAAGGATGCACTGCTGTCTAAGGTCGGAATTGTCAAAGTCTGGTGGGAGGAGCGCGAGGAGGAGCAGCGCGAGACCTATTACGGACTGACAGATGAACAGTTCATGTTGCTGGCCTATGCAGTGCAGCAATCCAATGGGGCGATGCAGATCGTGGAACACACGATTAACTCGCAACCGCAGTCGGAAATGACAAGCTGATGAACGCGCCTGTCGGCCAGCTAATCCCGGCGGCGCAAGCGTCTGCCGCCGGGGTACAGCCGCCGCAACCGACAACTCATGATGTCACGGTCGTTACCACCAAGAAGCTTGCCCAGGCGCGCGTCATGGGCGTTCCGCCTGAAGAATTTGGCATCGAGCGGAATGCGCGTTCCATTGCTGACTGTAACTATTGCTTCCATGAGGTCGTCACCAAGACAGAGGCCGATCTCATTGATGAAGGGTTTGACGAAGACCAGATCAAGGGCCTGACAGACTATACCGGGCTGGACTCGATCGAGGAAATCGAACGCGATACCGTCACGGAACATCTGACGGTCAATGGGGCAGGTGGCGCGAACTCCGCGGCGCGGGTGGTCAAGATCACCGAGCATTATGTGAGGATGGATTATGAGGGCAAAGGGCGCCCTTGTCTCTATCAGGTCATCACGGGCGGCGATCAGGGCGATATCTTACGGAAGGACGGCAAGGACTGCATCAATCCGTTTGATGCCAGTCCTTTCGCGGCCGGCACGCCGATCCCGCAGCCTCATCGGTTTTTCGGCCGGTCGATTGCCGATGTCGTCATGCCGATCCAGCGTGAAAAGACGGCTCTCAAGCGCGGCGCGTTGGACAATCTGTATCTGCACAACAACCCGCGGGTAGAGGTCGCAGAGCAGAATGCGGGGCCGAATACGCTTGATGATCTGCTTGTGTCACGGCCTGGTGGGGTTGTGCGTACTAAAACTGCTGGTGGGCTGAATTGGCAGGTTGTGCCGGACATTACGGCCTCGATCTTCCCGGCGCTGCAATACCTAGATGCCGAGCTAGAAACCCGCACAGGCGTTTCCAAGCAGTCTCAGGGCATCGACGCCAACGCGCTGCAAAATCAGTCCGCGACCGCGGTCGCGCAGGTCTTCTCCGCTTCGCAAATGCGGATGAAATTGATTGCGCGCGTGCTTGCTGAGCCGATCAAGGATATTTTCTCACTCTTGCACGGCACAATCCGCAAGCATGGCCAGCAATCGCAGACTGTACGACTGCGTAATCAGTGGGTGACGGTCGATCCGCGGACTTGGAAAACCCGCAACGATATGACCATCAACGTGGGATTGGGGAACGGCTCGAAAGCCCAGCAGTTTGCCCAGCAGATGGCCATTGCGAACGCCCAGAAAGAGCTGATCGTGGGCGGCAAGGGCCATATGGTCCCTGACGATCGGCTGTTTAACAACCTGTCTGATTTGGTCAAGATCACCGGCCATAAGAACGCCGACCGCTATTTTGCCGATCCGACCGAAAAGAACCCCGACGGCTCACTGAAATATCCTCCTGCACAACCCCAGCCTGATCCGAAGGTACAGGTTGCGCAGATGAACGCGCAGGCCAAGCAGCAGGATAACGCACAGAAGGCCCAGCTTGACCAGCATAAGGCACAGATGGATGCCGTGCATCAGGCCGCGAAGTCTCAGGCCGATATTGCGGTTGCGCAGATCAAAGCCGAGCTGGATGCCAAGCTGAAGCTCTTGGATGCCTTCCTGAAGTCGCAAGGAATGCATCAGCAGATGGTGCATGCTCACCAGCAAAACCATCTTGACGCGGCCGGCAAGGTCTTGGACATGGCCGCAACCGCGCAGGCTCACGACCAGAAGATAGAACAGGGCGAGCAGGCCCACCAGGCGCGCTTGCAGCAGATGAAATCCAAGCCAAAGGCTGACGCTTGAGCGAGATCGCTGAAGCCTACCAGCAAAGCGCCCGGAAGCTATTCGAGAATCCGGACAGCGCGGAAGCTCTGGCAGATCGATATACCATCCTGAGCACCGCGGCGCGCAATCCGGCCCAACTTGCCATTGCAAGGCGGTGCATGAACGCGGCGCCGAATGAGTTTATTGCGGTGTTCAACTATGCTTCGGCGCTTTCGAGGGCAGGGCTTGACGGGCTATCGACCTTTCGCCGGGCTCTTGAGCTTGCAAAGCCAGATCAGCGCGCGTTGTGCCTGCATCATATCGGTCTGGCCTATCATGATCGGCAGGATTATGAGGCTGCGCTGAAATACTACCAGATGGCGGCCGAAATTGACCCGGAACGCCGTCTTATTGGCCAGTCGATTGCGATTGCCAAGCTCGCGATGGGGAAGTTGAGGGAGGGTTTGTATGAGTTCGAGGTTTTACACCATATCAAGCCCAGAAAGCCCATCACTGGATGCGGCATCCCTTGGTGGACCGGCGAGAACTTGGCTGGAAAACGCGTCATCCTCACTCATGAGCAAGGGTTCGGAGATACCATCCAGTTCGTACGTTTTGCGCATCTACTACGATCAAAGTGCGCAAGCCTTGTGTTCTCAGGTGTTGACTCCCTTGGACCTCTTATTGCCGAGCAATTCGACTGCTTCGACGATGTAATCAACGAAGCCGGCCCATTTGACGCAGATTTCGTAACCTCGCCCATGGCTTCCACAGCCCTCATGGGCATCGAATACAAGGATGTATCAGATCGACCTTACATGACGGTGCAGCCAATTGAGCTTCCTCAAAGAGGACGGCTCAAGGTGGGCATCTCATGGAAAGGCTCTCCCGGCTATGCAAATGATGCGCTGAGATCGGCTTCGCTCACCGATTTCTGTCCGCTCTTTGACCTGCCGGGAGCGGCGTTCTACTCGCTGCAAGTCCGCCCAGGTCCACAGGAGATCAGCCAGCTTGGATTGGATGGGTTTATCGCTGATCTCGGTAGCACTTTTGGTGACTGGCGGGATACTGCTGCATCCATTGCAGCGATGGATGTGGTGGTCGCAACTGATAGCGCTAACGCTCACATGGCTGGTGCTTTGGGCAAGCCTGTCCTTCTGGTTTTGGGCAAAGCTCCCTGCTGGCGCTGGATGAGTGGCGATCGAACGCCATGGTATGCGCATACGAAGATATTCCGACAGGAAAAGGTTGATGAATGGCCGATGATGCAGGTGCGCCGCGTCTTAGAACAAATGGTCAAAGCTGTGGCTCATGTGGGTACGGTTGCCCCGGCCTTAGCGAAAGTCTCATCTTCTGCCATCGCTACCCTGACCGCATCACAAAAAAGCGCGATGAATGGTGCGGCGAGTGGGGCGATGCGCGCCCTACACTGACATTGCCGAAAAATGATCGACGAAAATAAGCTCACCAAGGATACCGCAAGGGCGGTACAGGCGGAAAGCCTCGCCAATAGCGAATTGCTGAATGAAGCCTTCGCCGGGCTTGAGTCCGCCTATATCGAAGCATGGCGCTTGACCAAGATTGAAGACGTGAACGGACGCGAAAAGCTATTCCTCGCGATCAACGTCGTCGGCAAGGTAAAGCAGCATCTGCACACCATTCTGAATGACGGCAAGCTCGCAGCCGCGCAATTGCGAGAACTGGCCCAAACGGCCGAACGTCAGAAATCCTGGCACGAAATCCAATAGCACAAAGGACATTCTATGACGACCGAAACCGGCGCTCCCGCGGCGGAACAAACCGCTGCGCCCGCTACAGGTGAACTTTCCATCACCGACGCCATGGCGATGATCGATGCCGGCGCCGTCGATGAAACCTTTGAGATAGACAACGAGATTGTCAGAAAGCCGACTGACGGCACCAATCAACAGCAGGCGCGCGAACAGCCGCGAGCCGCCGAACAGAATCCCGAAGAGGGAAACGCGGACCCTGAAGAGGCCCCCCGCGAAGAAGAGACCAAAGAGGCCGAACCGGAAACACCGCCCATCGAGCCGCCGCGGTCATGGACGAAGGAAGCAAGAGAGCAGTGGAATTCCTTGCCTCGCCAAACGCAGGAATATCTTGCGCAGCGCGAACAGGACCGAGAACGCGAATTCCGCCGGAGTCAGAACGAGCATGCTGACAAGCTCAAGGGCCTCACGGCCAAGGAGCAGGCAGCAGAACAGGCAAAGCAACAGTACGAGGCAGCGTTACCGCAACTTCTCAACCAACTGCAAAGCGCGCAGGCCGGCGAGTTTCACGACATCAAGTCCATCGATGACGTGAACAAGCTTGCCGCTGAAGACCCGCTTCGGTTCATGCGTTGGC